GATAGGTCAGAGATATAAATCAGCTAGTTATACAGGGTTAGAAGGTGATGATGTTATGGCTTTACTTGCTACATCTAAACAATATCCTAATCCAGTTATTGTCTCTCCTGATAAAGATATGAGAACTGTTCCCTGTACGCTCCTGGCTAATGATGACATGGAGTTAATCACTAAGAAGAAAGCAGATAGACACTGGATGATTCAGGCTTTAACAGGAGACTCAACTGATAATTACAAAGGCATTATTGGTTGTGGTCCTGTTACAGCTGACAAAATTCTTGGTGATGCTAAAACTTTGCCGGATATGTGGGACAAAGTAGTAGCTGCATACGAAAAGAAAAAACAAACTTTTGCTGATGCTGTTCTTACTGCTCAGCTTGCCCGTATTCTCCGCCAAGGAGACTATGATTTTAAAACTCAAGAGGTAACACTATGGACTCCATAAACCCTGACTATTACAAAGGTTATGCAATACAACCTATTGAATACATTACAAAAAATAATCTAGGTTTCTGTGAAGGAAATGTTGTTAAATATATTTCCCGCTGGAATAAAAAAGGTGGTACAGAAGATTTAAGAAAAGCTATTAGATACATAGAAATTCTTTTAGATAATGAAACTAATTAACATGTCTGTTATACTGTCTTACTCAAAGTGAACTACAATAAGCCTGAACCTCTTCCTTTTCCTGTTTTATCTGATGAGTTAATTAACGCTCTGGATAGTCATTTTCCACAACGTCACCCAGATTTATCTTTTACTGATAGAGAAGTTTGGTTTAAGGCAGGTCAAAGAGCAGTCGTTGATTATCTTATTGAACAACAAGCAAGACAAAAGGAGACAATGCTTACAAACAACATTCTGGAAGGCCAAATCTAATGTGCGTTTTCTCCGCCCCTAAACCACCAACACCAGAACCCATAGCACCAGCACCAACACCTGAAGCAACTGCAAAGGCTCCTGTTGTTGGTAGGAAAAGAGCAGTTGCTAAAAGAACTCCAGGCTCAAGAACATCAGGAGGAACTAAAGCTGCTAGAAGATTTGGTACTCGTTCTTTAAGAATTCCTCTTATGAATGCAGGTGGTTCTGGATCAGGTAACTTGAATTACTAACAATGAACTCTGCATTAGGTGAAACAGCTGTTGCCAGATTTGAGCAACTACAAGGTGATCGTTCTACTTTTTTAAGAAGAGCACAGGATGCTTCTAAGTTAACTATCCCTGCTTTAATACCGGAAACTACTGGTAATTCTGCAAAGCTTAAAACTCCTTTCCAAGCTCTTGGTGCTCGCTCGGTTAACAGCCTTGCTTCTAAATTACTTATTGCTTTACTTCCTCCTTCTACTCCTTTCTTCAAACTTAGTATTGATAGTCTGGAGTTAATGAAGGAAGGACAGGAAGGATTAGAAACAGAAATAGATAAAGGGTTAAGAGTAATTGAGTCAGCTTTGATGAATGAGATAGAAATATCTAATGACAGAGTTGCAATGTTTGAAGCTCTTAAGCATTTAATAGTTGGTGGTAATGTTCTTCTCTATTTAACTGACAATGGATTAAAGGTTTATCACCTTAATAGATATGTTTGTAAACGTGATGATGTAGGAAATGTTTTAGAGATCATCACAAAGGAAACAGTTCATCCTCAAGCATTGCCGGATGACTTCTTGGAAATGATCAAGAAGAAAGAAAACTATGATGCAAAAGATTTTGAAGAAGACCTAGATATATACACACATATAAAAAGATATGGCGATGAGTTTACTTGGTTCCAAGAATGTAAAGGAGAAAAGATTCCTGGTACAGATGGTAATTCTAAAATTGATGTATCACCTTGGATCTGTTTGAGATGGACAAGGATTGATGGTGAAGATTATGGAAGAGGATATGTAGAAGAATATCAAGGAGATTTAATTAGTCTTGAAGCTTTAATGCAGGCAATAATTGAAGGTGCCGCTGCCTCTGCTAAGACCATATTCCTTGTCAATCCTAATGGTGTTACCAGAGCACAAACTTTAGCAAAGGCTCCTAATGGTGCTATTCGTGAAGGTAATGCCCAAGATGTTTCTGTTTTACAGGTAAATAAAGGAGCTGACTTCCAAGTTTCTTTCTCTGCTATTCAGCGTATAGAACAAAGATTGGAATATGCCTTCTTAATGGCTAGATCTGTTCAAAGAGATGCTGAAAGAGTAACTGCTGCTGAAGTATCAATAATGGCTAATGAATTAGAGAATAGTTTGGGCGGAATTTACAGTATTTTGACCCAAGAATTTCAATACAATTACTTAAAGAGAAGGATGCATATGTTAGTCAGGTCAGGTAAAGCTCCTAAACTCCCAGAGAAGATAGTTAAACCTAAGATTGTTACTGGTCTACAAGGTTTAGGTAGAGGTAATGACAGAGCTAAGCTGGTTGAATTTATTGGTACTGTCTCTCAGGCATTAGGACCAGATGTAATGAAGATGTATATGAACGTAGACGAAGCAATCAAACGTTTAGCTAACAGCATTGGAATAGATACAGCAAACCTTGTTAAGACTCAAGAACAGATACAACAAGAAATGCAAGCACAGCAACAGCAGCAACTTATCCAACATCTTGGACCAGCTGCTTTGGGTTCTCCTTTAATGGACCCACAAAAAAACGCTCAAGCACAACAACTAACAGAGGAAACTGATGCCAGCCAAGAAACAGCCTGAAAAACCGGCAGAACTAATTCCTAAACCTCAAGTAAAGGAGGAGAAAACTAAAAAAGTTACTGAAAGTCAAGTCAAAACAAAAGTCACTAAAAACGGCAACACTATTACCACTTCTTAAGGAGATTACAAATGGCCCAAGCACAAGTAGCAACATCAGAAACTCCTCCAATGACCACGGAGGATTTAGCTAATCTTGAAAAAGATGAAAACGGTTTAATACTTGGTAAGTTTAAATCTGTTGAAGATCTTGCTAATTCTTATAAAGAACTGGAAGGCAAGATAGGTCAAGCACCTACAGAAGAATCAACACCTGAACCTTCTACGGAAGAAGAAACTAAAGCAGAAGAAACAAAGACAGAAGAATCTGACTTTGATGCTGCTGAAGTTTATGGTGAAGGTTTAGCTAATACACTTGAAGAAGCTGGTATAGATGCTCAGGAAATTTCTACTAGGTTCCAAGAATCTGGTGAAATCTCTGAAGATGACTACACCAAATTAGGAGAAGCAGGTTTCTCTAAAGGAATAGTTGATTCTTATCTTGCTGGATTAAAAGCACAACAAGCTGGTGTAGCTGACGTAGCTGAAACTCAAATAAAAGCTATTCAGGATTCAGTAGGTGGAGCAGAACAGTATGGAAAACTAACAGCTTGGGCTGTAGATAATCTTCCTTCTGATCAGGTAGAAGCCTTTAATGCTTTAACTGAATCAGGTAATGCAGCTTCTATTCAACTTGCCGTTAACGGTATTCAATCTCAATACAACAATGCTATGGGTAAAGAACCTTCTCTAGTTACTGGTAAAGCTGGTCAAAGTGGAGTCACTCCATTCAGATCAACAGCTGAAGTAGTAACAGCTATGAAAGATGCTAGGTATGGAAAGGATGTTGGTTATACAGAGAACGTTCAAAGACGCTTAGCAGATTCAAATGTATTTAACGTAAAAGGATAAATAGCCTATGGATTTAAATGATCCTTCTTTGCAGTCCCTTCTGTGGGGGCTGCTTTTTTTATGCTCTGAGATAGTGGCTTTGTCACCTTTAAAGAGTAATGGTCTGGTTCAGTTTGTTTTAAATATCATCAAACTTATGAAAGTTAGTGGTGTTAGTAAAACTAAATAACTGTTATTATTCAAATACTTCTAGGTTTTCTAAATATTAAGTTGCCCCTTGCGAGGGATAACACCTTGAGAAAAGATTCGCCCAGGAAGTATCAAGCACCTTTTTTAATCTTCACTCTCAAGGAGTAATCCATGTCTAACGCAACAGCGTCAAGGCTGGGTCTGGTTAACAATAGTGGAACCGCCTACGAAGCTTTATTTCTTAAAGTTTTCTCTGGTGAAGTGTTAACTGCTTTCTCTGAAAACAATGTTTTCTCAGACGCATTACATACCGTAAGAACTATTTCTTCAGGTAAGTCAGCACAATTCCCTGTTACAGGCACAGCATCAGCCGCCTATCACACACCTGGTAACTTATTGACCGGTGGTGCAATTCTGCACAATGAGAAAGTCATCAACATAGATGACCTACTTATTGCTCAGACATTCGTCGCAAACATTGACGAATTGATGAACCACTATGACGTAAGAGCAATCTACGCTAGTGAACTAGGTAAGGCACTTGCCAAGACTTATGACCAGAACGTTGCTAAATGTATAGCTAACGCTTCTAGGGCTTCTACTACTCTTACAGGTGGTAGTGGTGGTACTGTTCTAACTCTTGCTTCTGGTAATACTGCAACTGCAAACGTTACTGGTGATGAGTTAGCAGCAGCTATCTATGACATTGCTCAAGCATTTGATGAGCGTGACATACCTAAGACAGATCGTTTCGTTGTGTTGCCCCCGGCCGAATTCTATAAAATTCCAGAATCGGCTACTAGAAGCATCAATACCGACTTCAACCCAGGCGGCAACGGATCTTATGCTTCAGGAACAGTTCATCAGATTGCAGGTATGCCTGTGATTATGTCTAACAACATTCCTCAAAGTAACGTTGGATCTAACCCTGGTGGTTCAAATAACACTTACTCAGGTGACGATAGTAAGACTATTGGTTTGGTCTTCCATAAGTCAGCTGTAGGTACAGTGAAACTACTTGATATGACCACAGAGATTTCTGGAAATGACTACCAGGTCATGTACCAAGGAACGCTCATGGTGGCGAAATACGCTCTAGGTCACGGAACTCTCCGTCCTGAAGCTGCTGCTACTATCAAGCTTTCTGCTTCTTAAACCATTAACTGAAGGGTACTCATATAATGTGGGTACTCTTCTTTTTTTCTTTAATCTCATGCCAAAAGGAAAAGGTACTTACGGTAGTCAAAAAGGTAGACCACCTAAGAAAGGAGGAAAGAAAAAGTAATGGCTAAAAGTGTCAGCCTTTCTATAGGTCGTGGTGAGAAAAGTAAAAAAGGTGGTCTTACTGCTAAAGGCCGTCGTAAATACAACAGAGCTACAGGCTCTAATCTCAAAGCACCACAACCAGGAGGAGGTCCACGTAAAAAATCTTTCTGTGCTCGGATGTTAGGTATTCCAGGCCCAATGAAAAAACCAAACGGGAAACCTACCCGTAAAGCTTTAGCTCTTAAACGTTGGAAATGCTAATTATGGCTATGAAAAAACGAGGACTTTACGAAAACATTCACAGAAAAAGACTCAGAATTGAAGCTGGCTCTGGTGAAAAGATGAGAAAACCAGGTACTAAAGGAGCACCAACAGCAAAGAACTTTAAAGCTGCTGCTAAAACTGCTAAAAAAAGAGGTAAGAAATCATGACAGCAACAACAGAACTAGAAGCAGTAAACATCATGCTTGCTGCTATTGGTGAATCTCCAGTTAATACACTTACAGGTACTCTTCCTGTTGATGTGAAATTAGCTCAAACAACTTTAGAAGAAGTTAATAAAGAAGTTCAAACAGAAGGCTGGTCTTTTAATACAGAGATAAATGTAGAACTAACAAGAGATGGTTCTAACAATATTGCTTTGTCTTCTAATGTTTTAATTGTTGATCCTAATATTCATGATCATCCAGATGTAGATGCAATTCAAATTGGATTAAAACTATATGACAGAAAGAATCATAAGTATGAATTTGATGATGACCTAAAATGTACGGTTGTTTATTTCCGTACCTTTAATGACATACCTGAACCTGCTAAACGTTATATCAATATCAAAGCAGCAAGAATCTTTGTTGATCGTTTAGTCAGTGATGAAGGATTAAGAACTTACACACAACAAGATGAAGTAAGAGCAAGATCTATATTAATGGAAACAGACTTATCTAATGCAGATCACAACATCCTTAGAGGTGATCCTGCTTTAACCAGTGTCTTTAGTACTTATTCACCAGCTAACGCTTTAATCAGGTAACTATGGCTGTCATTTCAAGAGCTATTCCTACTCTTCTTAGAGGGGTATCACAAGCTGCTGACCTAACAAAACGACCAGATCATGCAGATATACAGGAAAATGCTAATAGCTCTCCAGTACAGGGATTAATCAAGCGCTCTGGCAGTCAATACATAACTAATATTAGTAACTCAACTCTTGGTAACGTACATATTCAAACGATTAATAGAGATGTCAGTGAAAGATATATAGCTGTTTTTAGTAATGGAAATGTAAAAGTATATGATTTAGCAGGAAATGAAAAGACAGTAAACAAACCAGATGGAGTTACTTATTTAACAACAACAAATCCAAGGGATGAAATAAAGACTGTAACTATTGCTGACTATACCTTTGTAGTTAATACAAGTATTACCGTTGCAATGGATACTGCTGTTAGTCAGGGAGCTAGTACAGCAGCATTAGTATTTGTTAACCAAATTGTTGATGATAAAAACTATAAAATTAAAATCAACGGTACAACTTTTACTGCTAATACAGATAATCTTACCAGCCCTTCAAGTACTGCTACTGCTCTTAAAAATCTATTAGATGCTGGATTAACAGGTTTTACTGTTACAACAAATGGAGCTGTTTTATGGATAAGAAAGAATGATGGCAGTGATTTTACAATTGAAGTTGAAGATGATTTTGCTGGTAATCATATGACTTTAGTTAAAAATTCTGTTCAAACTTTTACTGATCTACCTACCGTTGCACCTAATAATTTTGTTGTAGAAGTAAAGGGAGATGATACAACTAACTTTGATAATTACTACGTTAAGTTTGTTACTAATAATGGAGGAACATTTGAAGAGGGGCAGTGGGAGGAATGTTTAAAAGCAGGCATTACCTATAAGTTTAATTATGACAAAATGCCTCATATCCTGCTGAGACAGGCAGATGGTAATTTTAGATTTGCCAGAGCAGATGGTGATACTTATACAATTAGCAGCGTAGATTATACATTACCTAAATGGGGAGAACGTACTGTAGGTGATGAAGATACTGCACCTAATCCAACATTAGTTGGTACAACAATAAACAATGTATTCTTCTTTAGAAACAGATTAGGCTTTCTTGCTGATGATAATGTTTGCATGTCTACAGTATCTGAGTTCTTTAATTTTTACCCAGAGACTGTAACTACTATTGTTGATAGTGATCCTATAG